ATGTATTTTACCGAAACGATGTTTAATCCTGAGTACATAAATCCGCCGTATTTTAAGCAGCAACAAACGCAAATGAAGAATCCCGCCACGAGGGAATTTACACGCTCCTACAAGGCCCACAACGCCCGCGTGCGGTACGGAACGATGACCAAGGCAGAGTTCACCGCATGGTCGAAGGATGCGCGTGCAAAGCGTGCAGACTGCGTAGCAGGCAAGCTGTCTCTCGAGGATTTTGTCGCGTGGCTCGACAGTGACAAACAACGATAAAACAACGGACTGACTGGCCGTTTTATGATTTCAGAAGAAAAGGAGGAAACATTGGCAACGCGAAAGACAAAAGGAGCCAAGGGCGGCGGCACGATCCGCCAGCGTCCTGATGGGCGCTGGAAGGCGCGCTATACCCTTGGCATTGATCCCGGAACGGGAAAACAAATTCAAAAATCCGTCTACGGCAAGACGCAGAAGGAGGTAAGATAAAAGCTTACCGCAATCACCGCGGAGATCGACAGCGGAACGTATATCCCACAGGATAAAACAACGTTCGAACAATGGCTTAATATCTGGCTGGACGAATACATGGGCGATAAGAAATACGGAACGATACGAAACTACAAAAATGCCTGCAGGTATCATATCATTCCGTATATCGGTCAATGCCGTTTATCCGATCTGAAGCCGCACATGATCCAAACCCTATATAACAGGCTTCAACGCGGAGAAGACGACAAGCCACCCCTGTCACCAAAAACCATCCGCAATGTGCATGGCGTTCTCAGCAAGGCACTCAATCAAGCGGTGTTGAATGAGATGATCCGCTCGAATCCGGCACAGTTGACCACTCTCCCACGCAAAGAGCAAAAAGAAATTGAGACTCTTTCCGACAAGCAAATTCAACAGTTTTCAGTGTTGGTCGAACAGGACAGCTATCGTGCCATTTTGAAGTTCATACTCTTCAGCGGAGTAAGAGAGTCGGAAGCGATTGGCCTGACATGGGACTGTATCGATTTTGACCGTGGTACGATTCGCATTCATCATCAACTGCTGCAGCGGCCCAAGAGCGCTGGTGGCTACACACTGGCCCCGCTAAAAAACGACAGAGAGCGTCTGCTGACGCCTCCGCCGACACTACTGGCCTTACTGAAAGAGAGAAAGCATGAGCAGATGCAGCAGCGCATGAAAGCCGGTCTTGCATGGCATGGATGGGGCTCTGCGGAAGAACAGAATACATGGTTCGTTTTCACGACGGAATTTGGCGATCACTACTGCCCGCAAACCGTATATGATCACTTCAAGAGGATAGCCAGACAGATTGGCGCGGAGAAAGCCAATGTTCACAGTCTGCGTCACACCTACGCTGTTCTATGCCTTCAAAACGGGGACGATGTAAAAACCGTGCAGTCCAATTTAGGACACGCAACCGCTGCCTTTACCCTTGATGTGTACGGTCATGTTTCGGAAAAAATGAAGCAGGACAGCGCAAACCGCATGGAAGCATATCTTCAAAGAACGATCTTCGGGAGGCAGGCGTGAACTGGATAAAGGGTCAAATAAAGGGTAGAATGAAAAAAGAAGTCCCAAAACTCTATGGTTTCAAGACTTCTTTTGGTACACTCAGACTCCCCAAAATCGAACCCTGTCGCTTCTTCGGCGGCGGGGTTCTTTTCTACCCGGAAAGTCTTGGTTTTACAAGAGGTTAGGTTATATGCGGTAGTGATTTTATACCCGTCAGGTTCGTCCCACACTGTAACGGAGTTGACGAGCAAATCAATGAGCCGTCTGCGGAAGTTTTCGTCTTCGATGTTCCCGTATTTGAACTGACTCAACCAGAATACGATTTGGTCACGGTCAATTCGGTAGACGAATTTTTCCTCAGCTTTGATCTCTTTGTTGAGGGTTTTCTTTTCATGTTCGAGCTGGACAAGGCGGTTCATCAATGTTTCAGAAGCAATACCCTTTTCGATGGCGGCGGTGATATTCGTGATTGACTTTTCGACCTCTGACAGTTGAGCGGTCAACTGCGGAATGTGCGTGTCGTTTATCAAATCCTGTTCGCTCTGTCGGATTGCCATGTCTGCAATTTCATCAATGAGCTGATCGGTCAAAAGGTTAAGAGCGTCACGGGCTACTATCCCTTCGATGTAATCTTTTTTCAAAGGCCGCTTGTCACACCCAAGTTTCCTCTTTTTCGTGTAGCAGGAATAGTAGTGGTAGACCTTGCCGTGTCTACCGGCTCCGCTTTCACCGTTCATAGAAGCCCCACAATGACCGCAGAACAGCTTTCCAGACAAGAGGTAATCTACCTTAGCCTTGCCCCTTGCCGGGGCTGTGGCGGTCTTAGAAAGCCGCCGCTGTACCGTTTCAAACAGCTCCTTGTCAATGATGGCGGGAATACCATTTTCGATGACAATATCCTTGTAGGTATAAGTGCCGATGTAACGAGTATTACGGAACATGGCCTTAAAGCTGCTACGGTTGAACTCCGTATTTTTGGCAGTCTTATATCCGGCAGAGTTAAACTTTCGGCAAATAGCAGCAACGCTTTCACCATTGGCGTAAAGAGAGAACGCTTCTTGAACGATGTGGGCGGTGTCAGGGTCAATAACCAGCTTATGATTTTCTACCTTGTATCCGAGGGGAATATGACCGCCTACGCTATGGCACTTCAAGGCAGACTCACGCATACCTCTCGTGACCTTCTGTGACAGCTCGGCAGAGAAAAATTCAGCCATACCCTCTAACACAGATTCCAAGATGATACTCTCAGGGCTGTCGGTGAGGTGTTCTGTGGCGGAGAGGACTTTCACGCCGTTCTTCCGCAGACGCATTTTCATAATCGCACTGTCATTTCGGTTACGAGCAAAACGGTCGAGCTTCCAGACGATGACATATTCCCAATTCTGCTTTGCACTATCCGAAATCATTTCCATGAGGTGAACCCGCTTTTCCACATCTTTACGAGCGGTCGTTGCTCGATCAACATAGATTGCCACAATGCGGTAGTGATTTGTTTTGCAGAAGGTACGGCAGTCACGAAGCTGCCCTTCAATGGATTGGTCACTTTGGCCTGTGGAGCTATACCGAAGGTAGATAGCAACATTTTGATCTCCATTGTAGAGTGTATATGGGTCTTCCTGAAATTGAGAGATTTCTTCCTCTGTCAGACAGGAGAGGTCGATTGGAAATTTTTTCATGCAAATCTCCTTTTTAACTCCATGACTCTACCGACAAAGCGCAATCGTCCAATTTCAACACCACCAAAAACACGGGGAGGATAGTGTGGATTAAAAGAGCGAAGGGTCACAGTATCTTCATCAATACTGATTTTCTTAACAAATCCTTCTTCGTCATCAACAATGACAACCATAAGAGTATCTGTTTCAGGAGGTGTGTCCTTTTTAACCAGCACTAAATCGTGATCGTCTAAGACTGGCGACATACTATCTCCGTCCACTTGCAACCAGAAACAATCGTCACAGTCATATTCGGGGTCAACCTGTTCATATCCCAATGCTTCTTGCTGAGCGATGACACCTTTTCCTGCGGACGCATGACCGAAAATAGGTCGTTTGCAATTTTTTTCATAAGGTTCTGTGGTCAAACCAACAGAGGACAAGTGAAAGAGAGGGTCGTCAGTTTCGCCTTTCAAATACTCAGCCGTTGTTCCAAGATTGATAGCGAGAGTTTTCAAATCTTCATCTGAAATCATGCGGTCAGGCTTTTTATCTACATCATTCAAATAATACTTGGGACGGTCAATAAGTTTGCAAATATAGGTGACGCTTTTCCCTTGTTGTTTGGCTAAATCTCTAATACGGCTTGTATTCATAAATACCTCCTTCAAAAAAATCCTACTTTTTTAGGATTTTCTATTGACAATCCTACAAAGGTAGGATATACTTTGGATTGTGAACAAGAGATTTTGACAACAAAAACCCGACCCCCGAAAGGTTTTCTTTTTTCGGCGGTTGCTGTGGTCAATGGTTTAATTGTCTGGCAAGTAAATTGTACCATTACGCCCACTGGTTGTCAATAAATATTGTTCTCAATTCAAAGAAAGGAGAGGTTTTGTGAAAGAGCGTGAGAAAATTCGCTATCGCCTGAGCATCAATCACCTGTCGTTTGCATGGCTGATTGATATGCTCCGAAAGCGGGGTATTGAAACGAACGGCCCTGTCCTGAGTGCAATTCTCGCAGGGACTCGTAACGGCCCTTCTGTGGACAAGATCATCGCTGAGTCTATCGACATTCTGGACTGGTACGAGCGGCAGATCGGCGGTGTGTCATGAGCGACAGTGCATTTGCCCCGGAAGTGCGAGGACAGGCCAAAGCGTTCAGCTCACTCCTTGCTCGATCTGTCCGAGAGTTTTTCAAGGACGAAGGGAACCGCAAGCAGTTCGAGAGCTGGTACGAGCAGAAGTACGGAACACCGTATCAATGGAAACCTATGGTTTGGAGGAACAGATAATGAAAAAGGTATTTGGAGTATTGGCATTTCTCTCGTTTTTCTACCTGTTGGGTGTGGTTGGTGCGGTAGAGCAAGACACGATGGCTCTCGGTACAGGCATGGTGCGTATGGGTATCGGCCTTGGCTGCTTCTGGCTGTTCTGTGAGCTGTCTGGTGCGTTTTATCCTGCCCCGCCGAGAAAAAGAAAAAGCCGCTGACGGAACTGGTACTTCCATCAACGGCAAGCGTAAAAGCTCAATCTGATTATATCAGAACCTATCATTTTGTAAAGGAGAATTTTATGAATAGCACGATTGCGAAACTCGCTGACGAGTTCGAGAAGATGGAGAAAACCATCGCTTCTCAGAAGAAGATGATCGAAACCCTCATGCCTACGGGCTATGTCGATACCGATACCGTCAAACTTCACCTCAACTCCGTATATGGTGTCATGTTCGGCGGTCGCCCTTCCCCGAAGCGCTGTAAGTTGGAGGACTGTTCTTGGGACGAGATCAATATGTATTCATCCTTCGGTCTTGCTGACAAGATGTTCGAGGTCGGTGACACCAAGAAATTCCGTCTGGCTGATGGCTCCTACCTGACTGCCCGTATCATCGGGTTCAACCATGACTACGCTGAGGACGGTAGTCTGACCCGCATCACCTTTGAAACCGTTGAAACCCTTGACGGTGACATTCCCATAAATGAGAAGTCTACCAACGAGGGCGGCTGGGACGCTTCCTACCTCCGTGCCAAGCTCAACGGCAACTTCTTCGAGAAGCAGCTTCCTGCTGATCTGAAAGCGGTCATCAAGCCCGTGGTGAAGATCACCGCAAAGAGCGGTAAGAACGAAATGCTGGTTCCTTCCGTTGACAAGCTGTTCGTTCTTTCTGAGCAGGAGGTCTTCGGTCGCAAGATTTATTCCTGCGGCGGTGAGGGTAAGTGGTACGAGTGGTACAAGCGAGAGAACACGCCCTACGGCAAGTGCAAGCAGAATGGTGAGAGGGATTGGAGATGGGAGCGTTCTCCTCTTTCCGGCAACACCAACTACTTCTGTCGTGTGCTCAACAACGGCAACGCCACCGGTGCCGACGCCAGCAACTCCCTTGGCGTGTCCTTCGGCTTCTGCATTTGATCGGGTATCTCGTAAATCCCGCCCCGTCAGGGGCGGTGAAAGGAGTGAAAACATGAATGTCAATCGCAAGGTTGGCACTGGCTTTGAAAGAGACTTATGCCTGAGCCTGTCGGGTTGTGGCTTTTGGGCGCACAATCTCGCTCAGAACAGTCAAGGTCAGCCATTCGATGTAATTGCGGCTCGAAACGGTGTCAGCTATCCCATTGACTGTAAGGATTGTTCCAAGAACATTTTCAAGATGGAGCGGATTGAAGAAAACCAGTTTTCCGCTATGACGCTTTGGAAGGAAACCGGGAATGGAGAGGGCTGGTTTGCAATTAGGCTGATAACCGGTGAAGTCCGATTTATCTCCTTCTCTACGCTTTTGGAATTGTCCGTTTTTCGAACTGTGCTGTCCGCCAACGAGATTAGGCGATACGGTATCACACTCGGAGAGTGGGTGTCCCAATGCAAGTAACTGTTGGCAATCAGCTCCGAATTGAAAACCCGTCTGAGCAGTTGCTTACATGGTGCAAGAAGCAGCTTATCCTTCCTAATCCTGAGTACGCCAAGAAAGTCCGTATGCACTTTTGGGTCGGCAACACCCCTGAGAAGTTGTACCTGTTCCAATGGGACGGTGACACACTGGTTCTCCCCTATGGTTGTTTGAACAATGTGTTGGCTATGGGCGATTGCCACACGAAGGTCGATCTTCCCACGCCGACCGAGGTAGACTTCGGTTGCACCATTCCGCTCTATGACTATCAAGTGGAAGCCAAGGAAGCTCTGATAACCGCTTACTACGGTATTCTTCAAGCCCCTGCTGGGTGCGGTAAGACACAGATTGGGATTGCTGTTGCGGCAGATACAGGCCGAAGAACACTCTGGCTGACCCATACACGGGATTTGCTCGTACAGAGCAAAAGCCGAGCGGAGCAGTACATGAGTCCTTCTCTGACTGGCACGATTACCGAAGGTAGGGTTCAAATCGGCAAGGCAATCACTTTCGCAACGGTACAGACCATGTGCAACCTCGATTTGAGCCAGTACCGTGATGTTTGGGATTGTATCATCGTGGACGAGTGTCATCGTGTAGCCGGAACCCCGACCGCCATGACGCAGTTCTCAAAGGTGCTGAACGCTCTGGCAGCTCGACACAAGTACGGGTTGTCCGCTACGGTTCATCGAGCAGACGGTATGATTGCCGCCACCTACGCCCTGCTGGGCGGGATTGCTTATCAGGTGCCGGACGAAGCGGTGAAAGACAAGATCATGACCGTCAGCGTTTTGCCCCGTGCCACACACCAAGGACTCAGCCGTGAGTTTTTGGACACGGACGGTACGATCATCTACGCCAAGTTGGTTAATTTCCTCGCTGACCGTTATCCCCGGAATAACCTGATTGTCGCTGACCTCGTGGCAAACCGAGATCACTACAATCTCATTCTCTCCGACCGGCTGACGCACTTGGAAACCCTGATGAACAGGCTTCCGCCCGACCTGAGAAAACAGGCGGTCATGATTGATGGGAAGATGACCACGAAGAAAGCCAAGACTCTCCGAGAACAGGCCATTGAGGAAATGCGGCAGGGACGCAAGCGGTATCTGTTCGCTACTTACTCTCTGGCAAAAGAGGGATTGGATATTCCCCGGCTCGACCGTCTGTACCTGACTACACCGCAGAAAGACTATGCTGTGATAACTCAGAGCATTGGTCGTATCGCTCGTACCTTCGAGGGCAAGGGAGAACCCATCGCCTATGACTATGTGGACGATGGTATCCAGTACCTCGTGAGAAGTTACAAGAAGCGGTGTACCACCTACCGGAAAGCGGGGTGCAAGTTCATTGACGGAGAGAACTGATATAAAGGTTCTCGTTGCCTGCGAGGAAAGTCAAGCTGTCTGTATTGCGTTTCGGCGTTTGGGGTATGAAGCCTACTCCTGTGACATTCAGGAGTGTTCAGGTGGACACCCGGAATGGCACATTAAAGTGGACGCTCTACTGTTACTCGGACGGTATCTGGTTTTCAAAACCGAAGACGGAAAAGCTCATTATGTTGAGCGGTGGGATTTGATAATTGCTCACCCGCCTTGCACTTTCATGAGTAATGCGGGAGCGTGTCGAATGTATCCTCGTAAGGGTCAAATTGATAAAGCTCGATTCCAAAAGGCGATGGAAGCCAAAGCGTTTTTCCTTCGATTTCTAAATGCTGACTGTGATCGAGTGGCTATTGAGAACCCCCGCCCTCTCAAAATCGTTGAATTGCCAAAAGAAGATCAGCGAATACAGCCCTATCAATTTGGCGACCCGTGGAGTAAACTCACCTATCTTTGGCTGAAAAATCTTCCGCCGTTGGTTTACACCAATGTTCTTGCAGAATGGAAGCCCTTTGTTCCTGCTGGAACAGGCCGTAAGGCGGGGGGGACAGCTACGGGGCAAGGATACCTCACAATTCCAAAGCCCGTTCAAAAACATTCCCCGGTATTGCGGACGCTATGGCGCAACAATGGGGCGCAGTATTAGGAGGTGATACCGCTGAACCTTGAACCTTTCATTTTCGACTGCGAGGTGTTTGCCTACGATTGGCTTTTTGTCTTCAAGAATAAGGTCACGGGGGAATACACCGAGATTTGGAATGACAATGAAGCGGTCGAACAGTTTATGACCCAAGAACCCCTGTTGGCAGGGTTCAACAATAAGCACTATGACCAATTCATTCTGAAAGCGGTTCTCTCAGGTTTCACGCCGGAGGAAATCAAGGCAGTCAACGATTTTATCATCGTTGGTGGTCACGAGGGCTGGGAGTACGCCCCTCTCCGTGACTGCGGGATTTTCTTTGACCAATACGATCTGATGGACGATTGCCAGATGGGTTTGTCCCTGAAAGCAATCGAAGCGCACCTCGGAATGGACATTCGTGAAACCACTGTTTCGTTCAACATCGACCGCCCTCTGACTGAGGACGAGAAGCGAGAGGTCGAGTTCTACTGCCGCCATGATGTTGACGCAACCGATAGGCTGGACGATCTTCGTCAAGGCTACCTGTCCAGTAAGCTCACGCTGGGTCGTGAAAAGGGGCTGTATCCCGCAAAAGCCCTCTACATGACCAACGCCAAGCTGACCGCTGCTTACCTTGACGCAGAGCAGAAACCGCACTATGACGAGCGGGAATACCAGTATCCGCCGAAGCTGCTTCGTCAGTACATTCCGCAGGAAGTGTTCGACTTCTTCGAACGGTTGAAGGATAAGAGTATTCCTGACGAAGTGGTGTTCAAGGAAAAACTCGATCTGATGGTAGGCGGCTGTCCTTGCACCATCGCCTACGGTGGTATTCACGGGGCTATCCCATGTTACCGAGAGGAAGCCACGGAAACCCGCTCTATCCGCAACAAAGATGTTGCAAGTTACTATCCACACCAGATGACCTTGAACGGTTATTGTAGCCGAAATATCCCCTCTCCCGATGTGTATGCCGCTACCATTGAGCGGCGTGTTAAAGCAAAGAGAGCTGGTGATAAGGCTACGGCAAACGCTTTGAAGCTGGTGCTGAACACCACCTACGGCGCTATGCTGAACCGCTACAATGACCTGTATGACCCGCTCATGGGGCGCTCGGTCTGTATCTCAGGCCAGTTGCAGTTGCTCGAAATGGCGGAACATCTTGTTCAGGATTGCTCCACTTTGAAGATCATTCAGCTCAACACCGATGGTATCATGGTCAGCCTTGATGACTGCGATGTTCCCGTGTATCAGGAAATCACGCAGGAGTGGCAGGACAGAACCGGCTTTGAGTTAGAGGAAGACCTTATCAAGATGATCTGTCAGAAAGATGTGAACAATTATGTCGAAGTTCCCTTCGAGGGCGACCCCAAAATCAAGGGCGGCGTTCTCGTTCGTGGAATTGCCCCGGCAGGAGCGTTCAATATCAACAACAACGCTTGTGTGGTCGCCAAGGCGGTCAAAGATTATCTCGCCTACGGTATCCCGGTCGAAGATACCATCATGAGCTGTGACCGCCTGCTGGACTTCCAGTTGGTCGCCAAGGCCGGGAGTAAGTATGGTGACGCTCTCCATGAGGTAGACGGTCAGATGGAGGTCGTGCAGAAGGTCAACCGGGTATATGCCACGGAAGATCATCGGTGCGGAACCCTCTATAAAATCCACCTCGGTACTGGCAATCCCGTCAAGATTGCTGGACTCCCCGCAAAATGTGTCGTAGACAACGACAATCACCTGACGATTGATGTGGTTGACCGTGACTGGTATATCCGGCTGGCACGGCGTTATGTTCGAGATTTTCTCGGAGAGAAGCCACCCAAGCGAAATACCCGCAGAGTCAATTCCATCAAGAAAAAATTATTAGAAATGTTGGAGGTATAAATATGGCTACTACCAAGAAAGCCGCTGAGACTGCGGCGGCGGATTATTCCACCATGAATGTGTTCAAGAAGTTGCAGCTTGCCCGTGTGCGCTTCCTTGAAGCTGGCGTGGATAAGAGCGGCAAGCACATGAAGCTCGAATATAAGTATTTCGAGCTGGCGGACATTGTTCCCAAGGCCGAGCAGATTTTCCTTGAAATCGGTCTGATGATGGTTCCGTCCATGTACGGAGACAAGGCGACCGCTCGTGTCTACAATGTCGATGACCGTGAGGACTTCATTGATTTTGTTGCGCCGTACACCCCCATCGCCCCCATCGTGTCCAACGCTGGCAATCAGGTCACAAATGAAATGCAGGCGACCGGCAGCTCTATCACCTACATTCGCCGCTACCTGTGGCAGCTCGTTTTGGACATTGTGGAGCATGACAGTATCGACAGCGGCGAGTTTGATACGACCCCCGTACCCGCCCCCGCCGTTACCAAGAAGCCCCCTGTGACCACTGAACAGCGTCAGGAAATCAAGAAAGAACTGACCGGCGCTCCTGCTGGTGCGGCTACCGTGGAACAGGTCAGTACGCTGAAAAGCCTGCTGAAAAAGCTCATGGATATTGACGCAGAGCAGGAACAGTTCGTGCAGACCATCGCCATGAAGACCGAGGGTTTTTCCAAGATCGAAGCCGACAAGTGTGACGCTCTGATCGAGGGCGTGAACAATATGCTGGCTGGCTACGAAATGAAGGCGGCGAAGGAGGGCTAAGGCATGATTGAAATTGATTGCCGTAAGTGCGTCAACGCAGACTTGGAAGCGGATTGCTGTAAGCTCTACGGTAACAATCCTGATGCTGCCGTTCGGGAATGTGCCGCTGATGAATTTGTGAATTATAAGGAGGTAGACAAAAATGGAATGGCTTGACGGTAACAAAATCCAGATTATCCCTCCCAAGCGTCCGAAGAAGCTGACCGGTACTCGCTTCGCCACTATCCTCGGTCTGAACCCGTGGTCTACACCGTTCGAGATTTGGTGCGAAGTGACCCGCACCTATCAGAAGCCTTTCGAGGACACGATCTACACCATCGCTGGTAAGACCATCGAGCCTAAGCAGGCTGAGTACATGAAGCAGACCTACTTCATGAGCAATCTGGTCACACCGACCGACATTTGGGGCAAAGACTACTTCCGTCAGACCTACGGTGACTTCTTTAGGGAAAGCCCCGTTCTCGGCGGTATGTGGGACTACTTGCTCTATGGCAAAGATGGTAAGCCCACCACCGTCCTCGAAATGAAGACCTCCAAGCGTGTCGAGGACTGGAAGGATGATATTCCTGAGTATTACGCTTTGCAGGCGGCGTTGTACGCTTACCTTCTCGGCGTGGACGAGGTTATCATGGTTGCTTCCTTCCTCGAACCCAAGGATTACGACAATCCTGAGAAGTTCGTGTGCAGCGGTGAGAACACCATCACCCGTCCCTTCAAGGTGTCCGAGCGGTATCCTGACTTCGAGAAGAAGTATGTGAAGCCTGCCTTGAAATGGTGGAAGGACTATGTAGAGAGCGGCATTTCCCCCGCCTTTGACGAGCGCAAGGACGCTGAAATCCTGAAAGCTCTCCGCACCAACAACCTGTCTCCTGAAACGGATATGGCGGCGCTGGTCAAGGAAGCCGAAGACCTGAAAGCCAAGCTGGACGCTCACGCCGCTGAGGTGGCCGAGGACGAGAAGCGGTACAAGGTCTTGACCGACATGATTAAGAAAGCCGCAATCGCTCAATTCCGTGACGGTGACAAGAAGGTGTCTATCGCTGGCTCTGCCTATAATTGGGAGGTCAGCCGCACTTCTACCACGAAGATTGACAAGGACGCTATGAAAGCGGACGGTATTCTGGCGAAGTACACGACCACCGAGGACAGCTACCGCATTTCCCCGAAAGCCTTGAAAGAAGGTGCGTGAAGTGGCGCAGAGTATGCAGAGATTGAGCAAAGATGATTTGCTCAAACTTCTCGACCAGTATGCCGATGACGATTTTGTTGGAGTTTTGTTCACAGCAGCCCGTGATATTCACTCTGACCAGTCCACCATTTTCGTATTCTATGACAAAGTAACGGAGGTTTAATTATGAAATTTTCCAAGTTCGTGAAGTCCCTCGCCCCTGATGGCGGCGCTATCTATGAGTACATGGACGAACGCTGGCTTGCTTCCCCGTCCGTACTTATGCTCATTCCTGATGGTATCCGCAGCGTGACCGGGTACAGCAACGAGAAAATGCCTGATGGCATTGGTCGCCTGATTTCTCAGGTTGGTTGCACCGAGTACGCCACGTTGGTCAAGGCGGTAATGCCTGAGCCGGACGGTGCAATCAAGGATTGTGTCCGTATCTTCGCCACGCAGGACAGCACCATGACCCTTCCCATCACCAATGATGACTGGTCGCTGATCGAGAAGTCTGACTTCTGCGAAATTCTGTACGCTTACGATCTGGAAAGCGATAAGAGCGTACCGAAAGCCCTGCTGGTCAAGCAGTACGCCAAGTACCCCGATGACGAAGACCAGTTGGTTGGTATCATCTTCCCCTGCGAGTATGCAGAACAGCTCAATTTCCACACCATAAAAGAAGTATGAGCGTTTGTGGTGGTTGCCCCATCTATTACAATAAATATTTCGGTGTTTATTGTGGAGGTGGGTGCTTAGGTCAAAGCGATTGTGCCGAAAACCTAATAACTCTCGTTGCTAATATAGCAGACACTATTACAAGATCAAGAAAGGACGATAAAACAATGGCTAAAATCGGACTCACCGAGGGTTTCACCCTCATTCCCGAAGGTACTCATGTCTTTCAGATTACCGATGTGAAGTACAAGGAAGACTTCGGCAAGCTGGAAATCTATATGCAGACGCAGACCGGCAGTAAGCACATCGAGCGCTTCTCCTTACTGAAATCCGATGGCTCTCCCAACGAGGGTGCATACAACGCTTTCAGCTACTTCGCCAAGACTGCGCTCGGTAACTTCGACCTGACCGAGATCGACCACACCGACCTGATTGGTCACTTCATTGAGTGCGATGTGGAACATGATGTTCAGGAGAACAAGAAGAAGCCCGGACAGAGCATTACCTTCGTCCGTTTGGCGGATAAACGCCCCTCTGAGGGCTGGGGCGGCGCTGGCAATACGGTTACTACCCCCGCTGTTAAAACCGCTCCTGCGGCTTCTCAGGCCGCTCCTAAGACCCCGATGGATTTGGCAGCTCTCCTTGGCTGATACCGAGTGCGAGGGAGGGCTAATTTGAAAGGCTCTCCCTCGCCAATGGTATGTTGAAAACTATGTTGAAAGTGAGGATAAGCTACAATGGCAGAAGCCTATATTTGTTCGCTCTCCAAGGTTCAGCGCCACGCTGAAATCTGCAAGGAGATCAACAATCTCTATGAGCGTAAGAACCATGACTACGGTGACAGCTTTCACCAGACCTTCGTTGAAGAAGGAATGGCGATGGCTCGTATTCGGTTGGGTGATAAGTTCAGCCGCTTCAAAACTCTCTCCCGTGGCGGTGAACAGAAGGTCAATGACGAGTCTATCCGTGACACCCTGATTGACCTCGCTAACTACGCCATTATGACGGTGGTGGAAATGGAGGTTGCCGATGACGCTGAATGATTATCAGAAAGCCGCCGAGCGCACTTCCGGCGACCTGACTTCATGGGATAAAGTTCGCAACGGCTGTTACGGTCTGAACGGCGAAGCCGGAGAGTGTATCGACATTCTGAAAAAGACCGAGTTTCAGGGTCATGCTTTCGACCCGATGAAGATGGTTGACGAGCTGGGCGATGTTCTCTGGTATGTCGCACAGTTGGCGACCGGCTTGGGTGTGACCCTCGAATATGTGGCACAGCACAATGTCGATAAGCTGCTGGCCCGTTACCCTGACGGGTTCGACAGCGAAAAGAGTATTCACAGAAAGGAGTACGAAAATGCCTGACTGCTTCTCCAAGTCCGAAGTGACTGATTTCATGAACTTCATGAAGCTGCCTGACGGAACCTCTGTTGTTTCCGATGACATGATGGAGTACCTGATGGATTACGGCTTCTTCACCGCCCCTGCTTCCACCAAGTACCACGGCAATTACGAGGGCGGTCTTCTGAACCACTCCCGCATGGTTACGGAGTACCTTCTGGCGCTCACTCAGGCCAATCATCTGATCTGGCGCAAGGCTCGTTCTCCCTTCATCGTGGGTATGTTCCATGACCTATGTAAGATCGACCAGTACCGCCACCCGGTAACAGGCCACATTGAAGAATTTAATGGTGGGCGCACACCAATCTATGACGAACAGGCGTGGGAGTACAACCCCGACACCCTTCTGAAAGGTCACGGCGATAAGTCCGTCATGCTTCTCTCTCAGTTCTACACACTGACTGATGAAGAAATCATGTGTATCCGCTATCACATGGGCGCTTTCACCGACAAGTCCGAGTGGAATGACTACACCAGAGCAGTCAGCCAGTACCCGAATGTGCTGTGGACACACCAAGCCGATATGCTGGCAAGCCATGTTGCGGGGGTGTAAAGCATGAAAATCGTTGAACCTTCTGTGGAGCTTATCAACGCTCCCGAATATAAGACCCTTCTGACCACCATCGAAGCCGCAGGGCGTACTTGCTACAAGTCCGAGGATAAGATCACGGACGGAAGCGCAGAGAAGTTCGTCCGGGGCATTATCAAGCGTGGTCACGAAGCCGTCATTGAGCATGGCTCTCTTACCGTTCGCTTCATCTGCGACCGGGGTGTGAGCCATGAGATCGTCCGTCACCGTCTGGCGGCGTTCTGTCAGGAGTCCACTCGGTACTGCAATTATGGTAAGGAGGGCTTCGGTGGCGAGATCACCGTCATTCGTCCCTCGACCTTCGCCAAGACCGACTCGACCTACCGCTTTCTTCTCGGCGGCAGTTAAGACCACATCTGGAAACGGTCGTGTGAACACGCTGAGGTCGCCTACTTCGATCTGCTGAATGAAGGTTGTACCCCGCAGGAAGCCCGATCTGTCCTTCCGAACAGTCTTAAAACCGAGGTGGTCATGACCGCCGACCTCAGAGAATGGCGGCATTTCTGCCGTATGCGTTGCCCCGTAGCGGCTCACCCTGATATGCGGGTCGTTGCCAATATGCTCCTGACCCTGCTGAAACAGACCTATCCCGTCTTCTTCGAGGACATTGAGGTATGAGGATTAAGAAAGCTGGCGGCAAGGTATGTGGTGCGGTCTTAACTGCCGCCGAGAAGAAAGCGATGGACATGGAAATCAATCGTCAGATTGTGGAAGCCGACAGGCGCTACGCCGATGACATTGACGCTATGGTGCTTTATACCCTCCATGTTCACCTTGGTTTCGGCAAGAAGCGCCTGCGGAAGTTCTATGACGCTTTCTCCGCCGAGCATGACCGCCTTATCCAGTATTATCAAATGCCGGACGATTACACATGGCTCTGCAAAGAAATGTTGAAGCGTATCGGCGTTGATGTTGAAGCATGGAACAAAGAAAGGAAAGAACCCGATGAAACTGAAAAGCATTGACGGCAAAGTGCCGTATATCATGGCTGCTGGAAAGGACTTCGTGAAAGATGAAATGTCGCTGGCGGCGGCAGAGCAGATTTGTTCCCGTGGAACGCAGACCGCCAGCAAGCTCTTTCCCGATTTCCCCATCTGCGTAGATGACAAGTTCTATTTTGCTGGAACCTCGACAAAGCCCAAGTCCAGCAAGTCTAAGACCCCTTGCGGGGGCTGAGATTTTCAATCTTCCTGTGGTTCGTCACCATTGTCGCAGTCCTTTGTCTGAAATTACCCACGGTTGAGGTTGAAGAACCTTCTCCCGTTGTCGAGGTGGTAGAGGTAGTCACCCCGGAGCCAGAGCCGGAGGTGGCACCTCAGCCGTGGACAGACGAGGAAGTGATTGTACTGGCGAAAATGCTATGGGGAGAAGCCAGAGGGGTCAGCTATGACGCTGAGAAAGCCGCTTGTGTGTGGTGTGCGCTCAACCGTGTCGATCATGGCTACGGCGACATTATAACGGTCGTGACTACACCCAAACAATTTGTAGGGTACAACGAGGAAAACCCGGTCGATGATGGTTTGATTACTCTTTGTATAGATGTGCTGACTCGCTGGTATGCAGAGAGAGAAGGTCAGGTTGAGGTCGGTCGTGTCCTCCCTGCGGATTACTTGTGGTTCTCTGGCGATGGCGAGAGAAATCACTTCCGCAACGCCTACCGTGGCGGCGATAGATGGGACTGGTCTTTACCGAGTCCGTATGAAAGCTGAGGTAAGCCTATGAGCTATTTGAATATACCCGCTGAACTCCGAGAGGAAAAGGCATGGGTCAATGTATGGGACGGGTCAAAGGTTCCCATGCAGGCCACCGTGAGAAAGGCGGCTTCTTCCTCTAATCCTGATACATGGTCGAATTACATTGACGCCGAACACAATGTCCAGCACGGCTACTATGACGGTCTTGGCTATGTGTTTCACAGCAACGGGATAATCGGTATCGACATTGACGATGGCTTTACTGATGGGCTTCTAAACCCGCTGGCGGCTGACATTATCGGTCATTGTCAGTCCTACACGGAAAAGTCCAGAAGCGGGAGAGGGGTTCATATTCTCGTTCGTGGTGAGCTGCCCTTCAAGGGCAAGAACAACCGTGCCGCCGTGGAGATTTACAAGAGCAATCGGTACTTCATCATGACCGGCGAGGTTTTGATCTTCTCCGAGATCGTTGAAAACCAGTCAGCGATTGACTATGTGATTGAGAAGTATTTTCCCGACACGCCAAAGGAAAGTAGCTCAGGTACGGTCGCCCCTCAGCGTATCTATTCTCCCATCTATCGCCGCCCTGAAAACGGCAAGCTGTATTTGAAGCCTGAATACCCGCCTATCACACCGGGAAGTCGGAACCTCAGCCTGACTTCTCTGGCGGGTCAGCTCCATAACCAAGGATACACCAAAGCAGAGATTTACAAAAAGCTGTTATACGCCAATCAACAGGCTTGCAAGCCGCCGCTCCCTCAGTCCGAGGTCGAGTTGATTGTTAACAGCGTGACCAGATACAGGAGGTAATTATGAAACCTTATCAGCGTGGCGATGTTGTTATCATTGATGTTCCCATGCTTGCCAACAGTCATATTCAGGCCGGTAAGCGTCCGTGGGTGGTTGTGCAAAACAATGTCGGCAATCAGTTTTCTTCCACCAGCATTGTCGTTCCCCTGACCACTAAAATCAAGCGGCTGGAATTGCCGACCCATGTGGCTGTCACTTGGGGTTCTTTACAGCCGAGCATGGTTGAGTGTGAACAGGTGCGTGTCGTAGATGTGTCCGATGACTGGGAGTACATCTGTACTCTGCCCCCTGAGATTATGCGTCATGTGGACACCGCTTTGAAGAACGCTTTCTTCTATGGGGGGGGTGTAGACAGTGGAGAGTGAGAAGAAAATCTGTCCGTTATCAATGAGTTGCCCCGAAGATATTCCCCTCTGTCCCTGCCAGAAACAGCGCTGTGCATGGTGGGACGAAGACTCTCAGGACTGCGCCGCTGTGGTGCTGGCGAGAGCGATGAAGAAAAGGAAGTGAACTCATGCTTTACAATTTCAACGGAACCCTTCTCAATGTCGCAGACATTGTGACTGTCTCAACCAGTAAAGGCCAACGAGCGGAATACCCCTTTGTTCTCACGGTTGCCATGAGAAACGGTCAGCAGTTTGCGGTCAGCTACCACAACGAAATCGACCGCATACGGGAAGTCAATGAGATCGCACGAGCCTTTGACCGCTCTGTGGTCAACCCCGTTACCCGCTACGAGGTTGAGTCCATCGTGGAGAAGTACATTAAGAAAGTCAGAGCCGACCTTCAACCCCTGAAAAAGTTCGCAAAGGAGAGTGCTGAAAATGGCTGATGAAATCACAACCGTCCCCGAAGAACAGGCTCTTTTCCAGCTCTCCAACGGTCGCTACATCATGGACGAAGCTCAGTCCCGTGTGATGTTTCAGATTAAGGAAGCACAGCCGGAGCATAGCCACCCGATCAGCGGCACGGGGTATTCGTGGGACGAGTCCGGCATGGCGGAGTTGTTCTCCGAGTGCTACAAGAATGATACCCGCTACTGCCCCGAAGCGAAAAGCTGGTTCACCTACTCCGAAGGTGCATGGCGCAAGGACACGGGTTCTCTGCTGGTAGCGGAGAAAATCAAAGAGTTCTGCCGCCTGATGGCTCTCTACTGCGGTGAGATTGCCAACGAAGAACGGCGTTCTGAGTACATGAAGTTCATCGTGAAGATGGGCGACCGGCGCTTCCGTGACCGGCTGATGAAGGACGCTGCCAGTGTACTTCCTATCGCTTCGGCGGAGTTTGACGCAAACCCCTACCTTATCAACTGCAAGAACGGCACTTTCGACCTCGAAAAAATGGAGTTCCGGGAACATGACTGGAAAGACTTCCTGACTATGCAGACCAACTTCAACTATACCTTGCAGGACGCACGGTGTCGCCGCTGGGAGAAGTTCGTTGCGGAAGTCACTTGTAATGACGAAGACAAGGCTGACTATCTGCAAAAGGCGCTGGGGTACTCTATGCTGGGTATGGCGAACGAAGAATGTATGTTCATTCTTCACGGCAAGACCACTCGCAACGGCAAGTCTACCATGCTCTCGGCAATTCACCACCTTCTCGGTGACTATGCTTCCGTGTCCCCCGTGTCGATCATCTGCAAGGCAGAGCGGTCGAAAAACGCCGAAGCAGCGAACCCCATGTTGGCTTCTCTGAAAGGCAAGCGGTTTGTCACGATGGCAGAGAGCAACCAGTATGGCAAGCTGGACGAGGAAACAATCAAGCAGCTCACGGGCGGCGAGGAAATCAAGGCTCGGAACCTCTATGAGACTGCCACGACCTTCCTGCCGCAGTTCACCCTTTGGCTTTCCTGTAACGATCTTCCCACCGTCAGCGATAAGTCCCTGTTCGCTTCCGACCGTGTACGGGTCATTGAGTTTAACCGCCACTTCACCGAAGCGGAGCAGGACAAGAACCTGAAAAATGAGTTCCAGACACAGGAAGCTATGCAGGGCATTTTCGCTTGGCTGGTCGCCGGATACTTCAAGTACAAGCGGTTCGGCCTGAAAATGTCCCCCGCCATGCGGAAGGTGGTCAACCAGTACGAGCGTGACAACGATCTGTGCTTGCAGTTCCTCGAAGAACGCTGTGAGCAGGCAGAAGGGGTCAACACCCGCTCGAAGTCCCTGTTTGACGCTTACAAGATTTGGTGCAAGTCCAACGGGTACTTCGCCTGTTCCGCCAAGCGGTTCAACGCCGACATGGAAACGCACCCTGAGTGGCACGGCGGCAAGGTTGTGTATCAGGGCTACCCCGTCTACAAGAACCTCAGACTGAAAGGAGCGTCTTAATGAACCGGTCATGTAATTCTATCCTCTGCCGTTTCGGTATCCACACAGCAGACCCGTATGTTCACATTCAGGTCAGGTGTCGGAATGGTTCTCACCGTTGGCAGAGCAATTATGAAGTCTGCAAGCGTTGTGGTAAGCGGCTGAGAAAAATCCGCATTACAAAGGAGCGTCCGTGATGAAGTGGAAAAGGATTAAGTGTTTCCTGACTGGTGGACACCGCCTGTATGATAAGAACCTTCAAACCATTCATGACACAAATGGGTATCACTTCATTAACTACTGCGTGAAGTGCGGTAAGGTGTTCGCTGCGTTCATGGCGGAAGCTGAATTGAATGGCCTGATCGACCGAGACATTGAGCAGTTCAGAAAGGAGAGATTGCATGATCGCAACGACTGAGGAACAACGCCTACTGGAAAAGTGGCAGAAGAAGCTATGTTTGCAGGAGTGGCGCATAAAGCTCGTCACTCACCTTCGCCCCGAAGAAATGTCCGTCAGTAATGCGACTGGGTGTACGGATTGGTCGGAGTCCATCAAGACCGCTCGTATCGAGATCATCAACCCTGCCTGCTATGGCGACCGCATTGTACCGTTCAACTTTGAAAAGACACTGGTGCATGAGCTGTTACACCTGAAATTCTCTTTCTGGTGTCAAGACGAGTACAGCGTAGCTGACAGGCTTATGCACCAGTACATTGACGATCTCGCAAGAGCATTTACAGAGGTGAACAACGATGAATAATGACGCTGTGAGAGAACTTCTGAACGCCGTTGGTGCTTTGGCTGAAATGTCTCTGAATTTTTACAGGGCTTTACTCAATGCTGGTGCGACCAAAGAAGAAGCCTTTGTGCTGTTGCAGTCGTTCATCTCTGCTTCCATTCACGGCAACAAGGAGGACAGCGATGAAAACTGAGAAAAAGAACCTTCGCCGTATTTCCATCGTAGTCACGGCACAGACCAAGGGCAACCTTGAACGGCTGGCAGCGGTCTGTGGCTACTCAGAGATCGGTCGGGTGGTTGACAAACTCACCCGTGAAAAGATGATCTCCCTCCATGACTTTGAAAGAAAGGAGAAGAACTATGAATGATGTAATGGAGCAAATCAAAACGCTTTCTGCCACCTTGGACGAGGAAACCACCCGCTTTCACCCTACCGGCAGATTGCTGTTGCTGGGTTCCTACGAGAGCGTATTTCTGAAAGCGGTCAAGCGCAAGGCCGACCTGTTGGGTATTGACTGTGACCTCACTCAATACCCCTGCCCTCCGTACAAGGCCGTGGTAGTGGACAGAGAAACCGTCCCGTCTGACATTAAGCTCACCGCTGAGGTTGACATTGACCACTCCTACTCACAGGGAATGTCCTCGGTGTCTCAGGCGACTTTGGCGCTCCTGCTGGCATTGGACTTGGTTCACGCTAAGGACATTACCATTGTAGGTCGGGGTCACGCCGTTCAGAACTTGGCAAAGTACCTCACCCTCGGTAACGCAACTGTGACGGTAGCGCACTCCAAAACCAAAAGTCTCTTGCAGGCCACGATGAACCGTGATGTGGTGATCTACGCCACGCCGACTATCACGAAAGACATTTCCTACAACACCCGTGATCTGGTCATCGACCTTGGCAACAGTGTTCCTCACCCTGACCGCTTCAACTGCCCCTATGTGAACAGGATTGGTCAGCTCACCGTGAGCGTGTTGCTCAACCGCTTTGCGAGAAAGGAGCATAGGACATGAGTGACATTCTAACAACTATCGCCGCCGTTGAATGGATTGTTGTAGGCTGTCTATTCCTCTGGCGACTGCGCCACTGGAATCACCGCTTTTCGGAACTCTATGACGAGCTGCGAAAGGAGATCGACCATGAATAAGGAAGACGCTCACATCGTTGTGGCGATGGCAAATCATAACATGAATGTCACCGATGTTGCTCGTGCTATTTTCACACACAGAAACACGGTTCTCTATCACTTGAACAAGGTGAAGCAGCAGACCGGGTTAGACCCTCGGCGGTTCTATGATTTGGTCGAGCTGGTGAAAATAGCTCAGGAGGTGTTGGAAAGTGAGTCTTGATATTACGATCATGGAACGCAAAGATGTCCGCTGCCCTCATTGTGGTGAGGTCGTCAATACGGTAGATGTTGCCAGCACCGACAGCGGTGGTCGGCTCTGGTACGACTTTCTGGAAAGGCTCGGTTATTATGTTCCCTATGAGAAGCGTACCAAGGAGAACGACTGGTACGGCAAGGACATGGTTCTTGACAACGAGCAAGCAAAGCAACTTGTCGATTATGCCGTGAAGAAAGAGGTCTACAACTGGGACGGTGTGGAGAGTGTTGTGGCGGAAGCACTCGCCCACGGAAACAAAGTGGTCATCAACGCCGACTGGTAGTTAGGTGACAAAGGTGATGAAGGTGAGTGTTTTTGCAAAGACTTTTTTCAAATTGGCGTGTTTTGAAAAATTGTTTTTCGTATTTTAGGTGAGTTAGGTGAGTAATCGGGCATAAATGCCTATAACTCTCTCTTATACGCGCGTATATAGAAATAGTTATAGGGAAATGCACCCGATTACTCACCTTTATCACCTTGGCGACTTTGAAAGGAGAAAACGACTATGGCAGATGAAATTGTGAAAAAACGCACTCGGCCTGATCGTAAGGAAGCCATGAGCGTCCATACAGAGCCGGGTGACAACAGAAAATATTTGCAACATTCGATGGTCATGCTGGACTGGCCTGATGTGAATGTGAGAGAACCTGAACAGGTCAAAGAGCGTATGGGAATGTACTTTGCCCTGTGTGCTCAGGACGATATGAAGCCCTCTGTTGCTGGTATGGCATTGGCTTTTGGAGTTGATAGAAAGACGATATGGGCATGGGCAAATGGTGTGGATAGTAAGACGCTACCCGCCGAAAGCCGTAACTTAATTAAAAAGGCGTATCAACTTTTGAACGCTCAGATGGAAAGTTATATGCAGAACGGGAAGATCAATCCGGTCGCCGGTATCTTCCTGATGAAGAACAATATGGGCTATGCGGACAAGCAGGAGGTCGTGTTGACACCCAACCAGCAGCTCGGAGATCAGGTTCCCGCCGAGGACTTGGAGAAGAAGTATCTCGAAGATGTAGTGGGTGCGTCCAGCGACTATGACCCGGAGGACTGAGCGACTTTCACGACTTTTGCGACTATGGCTTACGACTATGCCGAGCGACTTTGCGACTTTCGCCCGAACGACTTTGCGACTTTCCGGCGAGGGTCTGCGACTTTGACAGAGCTGCCGATCTCACTACGGGGTCGGCGGCTTTTCCTTTCCCCGGCTGATCGGCGGCGGGTTCCACCGGGGCGGCGTTTTTCGCCTTTTATATGTATAGTACATTTTCTTTTAAGTTTTCGGACGGTGGAAAGCATCAAGAAAAAACTTGAATTATTTTTAGAAACTCTATTGACATTCAAGTTAAAACTTGATATACTTCAATCATCAAGTTAAAACTTGAAATTGAAAGGGGTTTTTACAATGACAGTTAAACAGTTTTCAGAAGTAGCAGCGGGGCGCATTTATTTGAATGATTTCGGAAGTTCTCTTTCCGCCGTTCCCGGTTCCGTTCTCTTTGATGCTATCAAAGATTGTAAGATTTGTGAAATTGAAAGCCGGGGCGGAGATTTCGAGATCACATTAGAAAAACAGCTTGTGCGGGAATGAGAAAGGAGCTTGCATCATGAAAAAGATTTTTGATTTACCTGTTTGCGGTTCTAATCGGGCAAAGAGTTTTTACGGAAAAGCAAAAATCATTGAAACGGACAACGGCGAAAAAGTGTTGCAATCCTATAATACTTTTGTTTGCCGTATCACGGCGGCGGGGCGGTTCGTTCGTATGTGGGGCGGCTATTCCGCTACTACAATGCGCCATGTAAATAGTTTTCTTTCATTCTATGATATGAACGGCGGCGGGAAATCATGGTGGGATATGCAGCCGGTAGAAACGGAAAAGCCGAAAGCGGCGGATATGACCCCCGCCGAAAGTTTGAAAGCCATGTATAACCGCCGTTCCGCTAACAGTGTGAATTATTGAAAGGGGTGTAATAAATGAAATTCAAGACAACACAAAAGGCAATCCGGGCAAATTACAATAAAATTATTTGCGTTCCCTATTGCGGATTACAAACCCTTTTGAATTATGAAAGCCCGGTTGCGTACATGATACGCCGTGAGGGGTGGGCGGCTGATATTTACGATATGGGCGGCGGGGTTGCCATTGTAACAGGGTATGCCCCTTTCGGAAATATCCGCCCCAAATATGAACAGGTGAAAGCCGTGGAAGAACGGGCTGAAAAAATTCGCTATGATTATAGCCTTTCCTATGAACAGCAGCGGGAAAGCCTGAAAAGCCTTGCAAGGGATTTTATAAAGGAGGTTTGCAATCATGAATAAACGGGAATATTGCGAAAGCCGGGAAAGTATCGCCTATTACAGCGGCTTGAATGGGCTTGAAATCAAGGGTATTGAATATGACATTGACGATTATATTTACTGTATTTCCGGGGCGTGGGGCGGCGGTAAAGCGTTCCACCGGTGCAAGATACAGTATACCCGGAAAGGGGCGGCATTTTTCCGGGTGTATGGGCATAAAGTTCCGCTTGATGAATGTATCAGAATGGGGGTTTAATTATGAATTATATTTTCAAAACAACGGCAACAATGAAAGAATACAACAATAAAAAGTGGTACATTGACGGCGGTATTGTTTCGGATATGCGCATAAATGCGGATAGCGTGGAAAATGCGCTTGAAATTTACCGGGAACGGGTGGAAGAAAAGCATTACATTACCATTTCCAAAAATGCCATTAAAAACAAGTCGGAAATGTTCGTTGATCTATCAGACGGGGGTGCAAAACAAGTTGGTTATGTTATCACGGGTAAAACAGAATTTGACAGGGGCGATTATTCCGGGTATAGCACACAGTATATTGATCTGTGGGTAACAATTCTAACTGTTGTTGATACGGTATTTTAACGGGGGTGTAAAGTATGATATACGCAAGGAAAAAGCACGGCGGCGCAAGCTGCTATCTTGTATCCCCGGATACGGTGCAAGCGTTTATACGCTATGAAACATGGGCGCAAGGGGTTGCAAATTGCTTTTGTAATATCACGGTAAAGCCCTATAAAGGCCGGAAATACAATCCCGCTTTTGTTTGGGTGTGCGTGGGTTGAAAGGCGGTGAAAGCGTGTATTTAATTATTTTGTTGCTTTTGCTGCCGGTGCAAATCCTGATTGAAATATTGAAATTAAATAAGTGAACGCCGCCCCGGTGCTATTCCGGGGCGGTTGTTTTTGCGCTTTTCGGCCTGATCTGGGCGGCGGGAATGGGTGACGGGGGCGGGGGATATGCCAGCGGCAGCGAGGGCGGGGTAAGCTGAAAAATACCCGCAAAAAATAAAAAGGTCAATTTCAAGAAATATCTTGACAAGTTAAAACTTTAATGCTATCATTTTCTCAGAGGTGATAATTATGACTTCCAAAGAAATTGTAAACAATCTCATGCAAGCACAAGGGGTAAGCAACGCTGAAATGGCAGCTAAACTCAATTTGACACAAGCTGCCCTTTGGGACAGACTCAACCCCAAAAAGACTAACAACATGACCGTTAAGAAGTTCAACGAAATGCTCAAAATGCTTGATTACAAAATTGTGGCAGTTCCCAGAAAAACCCGTCTATCGGAAGGAGGTTTTGAAGTTGAATGACACATTAAAGCTGATTGAAACCCGTACCATCAATGATGCCCTCGTTAATGGGTATTACGGCAAGAAAGAAGCATGGTTCACCCGTGATGAAATCGGTTCGGTTCTTGGTTACGCTGACCCCCGGCAGTCCATAGCGAATATCCACAATCGTCACAAAGAGCGGTTTTCGGATAAATCAGTCCAAATCAATTTGATTTGCACTGATGGAAAAAGCTATGACACTACCGTTTATAATTTCAAGGGCGTTATGGAGATTTGTCGTTGGAGTAAGCAACCGAAAGCCGATATGGTTATGGAAGCACTTTACGACATGGCTGAGTCCGTTGCTCGTACCGGTTTCTATTCCGTACTTCCCGATCAGGAGCTTATCGACCTTCTTGTGAAGCGTCAGAGCGAGAACCCGACATTTCTCAGAGAAGCCGCCGTTGACTTAAAATCTAAGAAAGCTCTGGAACAGCTTGCCCAAGACGCACAGCTTAGAGAATTGTGGAAACAGAGAGCTGAACTCCCTCTCGGTGAGTACAAGAGTAAACTCGATGTTATCTGTAACGGCAACTTCACCCTTCTCAGCAAGGAAATCAAGAAATACGAGAAATGGTACACCGCTTTTAAGGCTCGCAAGGTAGATTATAGCTTGTAAGCTATTAGAGTGCATAAACTCTCTATATATGCGCGTACTAAGAGAAAGTTATATAACTCAATAGCTCGTAAGCTATTATGGAAAGGAGAACGACATGACAGTAAAAGAAATTGTCTATCTGCTGTCTACGAAGCAGGGATTGACCCAAGATGACTTAGCCAATAAAATAGGCTATACCAATCAAGGGAGTGTCGCTCGTCCTCTTTCCCGTAATAGTGGAATGACCATGCAAGTTGGCACACTCATTCGCTGGTTGGAGTCTTTGGACGCTCAAATCGTCATTGAACCTCTTGACGGTGATGACGGATATGTTTTGGACGGGGAGAAAGAGTTATGAGATGGGGATATGGTCGAGTTAGTTCTAAAGGACAACGGCTCTATGGTATGTCGCTTGAAGATCAGCTTGAAAGGCTGCTGGCGCAGGGTATTGACCAAGAGCATATCCTACTGGATACCTACACTGGCACGAAGATCGACAGGCCAAAGTTTAACGAAGTTCTCTCCAAGCTGGAACCCGGTGACGAATTGGTGGTGTGCAAGCTCGACCGCTTTGCCCGTACTGCTCCCGAAGGAGCCATGTTGGTTCGTGACTTGGTGGAACGAGGTATCAAGGTCAACATTCTCAACATGGGCGTTGCGGACAATACGCCAATGGGAAAAGTTATGGTGACAGTCATGCTTGCGTTTGCCGAGTACGAGCGAGATATGATCGTTGAAAGAACCAGCATGGGTAAGGCCATGAAGCGTGAACATGACCCTGACTGGCGGGAAGGTCGCAAATTAAAAGAAATTGACAACGAGCAGTTTGAAAAACTCGCTCAAAAACAAAAAGACGGTCTTATCACCGTAGCGGACTGCTGCCGGGAACTCGGCATTAGTCGGTCTACATGGTATGATCGGTCGAGAAAGGTTGGTTGATAATGGCGTACTATCAGTTTTCATTACCCATGACTACCAGCGAAAGCTATCAGATTATCAAGACAGTCTGCGAACGGTCTTGCACCATCAAACAGGACTGTCCGAATGAGAGCATTGAGGTACGAACAAGGTTCCGCATGGGGAAAGGTTCGCTCCCATTTGTGTTTTATCTGAGGGAACTGGAAGACGGAACTGAAATCATGGTCAGCTCGGATAACGCAACGCTCACGGGGGCTTTAGCGGCGATGAACGGAAATAAGCCGGAAAGCGTTTGGGATTTGCCGGACAAAGAATGGAGCGATCTCATTGAGGATTTCCGAAAGGAATATCCTGCTTTCCCCTTGCAAGTTGGAAAGCCTGTTCCGGTTGCCGCTGAGCCTTGTGATGATGGCATGGGGCAGGAGTCAATTAGCCGGGGCAAAAATGTATCTCTCGGTAGAGCGGCGGTTGGCGGTCTGATGTTTGGCAGCGCCGGTGCCGTGGTAGGAGGGGTTTCCCACTCCCGGCACAGAGAAAAAAGGTCGCTG